GTGTATGTTGATCATGTGATCTTCCCTTCATGGACCATTTTCTCAAACGTGTCAAATAAACGCTGAAACCGGATTTTGTACAACTCCTGCACGCCTAGTAGCACGTTCATCATGCGGTCCTCGTCTTGGTACAGGGCCTCGGTATGGTAGATCATGTCTAGGTCTTCGGTAACACCCCAACACTGCATGATCTGTTCTTCCAGTGTGAATCGGTCTATTTGTTCCATCATGCCATGCTCCGGTTAAGGGTTTTCCCTAGTAGGTTAAAAAGGTCGTTTTGTGCCGCTTCTCGTTGGCCACACACCAGTAGGTGTTCAATGTCTGCTAACTGCTCTTGGCTGACCCACAGGCCGTCACCCGCGTCTGCCGGTGCCGTCACCACGTAGCCCCAGTCCCGCAGGTACTCGGCCACGTCGCGAATATCGTAGTCTTCTAACGATCTCATTGCTTTCCTCCTAATTGCAGGGCAATATCAACAAGCTTTTGGTCGTACGCATACCCTGCCTCGTACGACGTCCAGTTTGGGTCAAACAAACCTATCAATTCATTTAACTCCGCGTCTAACGCTGTTGCTAGGTCTAACACCTCCTGTGTTATCTCCTCGTCGTTGCTAATCGTGGACGTCAACGATTGGGCGCGTTTCAATATAGATACTAATGCTTTCATGCTGTCTCCACTGGTTCGTAAGTCATTTGAAATATGTCAGGCTTGCATGGGTAATGCTCACCCTTCACGCCTGTGATGATCCAGTCACCCGAACTGACAATATGATCACCCTCAAGGGTTTCGATCAAGTTAACATTCATGCCACTGAGAGACGCCTCAACGACTGCAGGGTGGTCACCATCTTTAAACCATTGCGTGGCTTCAATGACCACAGGCTTTTTTCTGAATTTCATGTTGTCTCCTTCTTTTCCACCTTGATGGCCAGTAAATGCTTGTCTCCCAACATGCGCACAGATTTTACCCACTGGCGCATGTTGTGTCGGGCTGTGCTCGTCGGCACAAATTCACGCACAAAAAGTGTGCGCACGTGTTTTAACATTGTTGTGTTCATTTTGTTGCCTCTGCTTCCAATTCTTCTAAAAATAATATCACGTCGTCTAGGCAATCGCCTATCGTGGTCTCTGTGCCGTCGTTGTCTTTTGGTTTGTTCTTGGTGCGCGTGGACAATGCCTCGCGCACGTCGATCAGGTCAAACAATGCTGACTGTAAATTGTTCAGGTTCATCGCGCTGTCTCCCATACGTCTTCGATGTGCCAGTCGTCGGGGTCGCAGTGTGTGTCGAATGATGCCCCGTCTAGCTTCTTGGCCAACTCGTATGCCTCGTCTAGGCTATTGGCCTCGATCTCTGCCTCACACATAGCACTGTACGACGCGCGCACCTTGAACTTGCGTTTTGGTGCCTCGGGCCAGTCTTCTTTGTAGATGTGGATCGGGTTGTCGTTGTGGTCGTAGACCTCCACCCACAGGGCGCCCAATGACATGTGCACCGCCACCCACCCGTTGTCTTTGCCAATCCAAACCTCTGCTCGGTTTTGTTGGTTTTGTTTTGCTAACACTGTCATTTTGTTTTCTCCTCTTTTTTAATCTGATCACGCACGTCGTCGATCGCCAGTCGTATTCTGTCCAGTCGGTCCCAATCGCCCTCGTCAAAACAGACCTTGTCTTCGGCCAGTAAAAACGCTAGGTGCTCTTCTAGGGTTGATAGGGTGATCATGTTGTCTCCTTTCGTTGGTAAACTGTTTCGATGTACCGCTTTGCGGACTCCATGCTGTCGTGGTATTTGGTGCCCTTGTCCATGATCAACATGGTCACAGGGCGCCTGTCTTCATGCAGACTACGCAGGTCACCAAACGACAGCCACCCCACTTTCTTGCCGTCGAAGAACACGTCCTGCCCGTCACAGGCTCGGTCAAGCTTGTAATCTATCATACTGCCTCCTGTGTGTATGTGTTGCCTGCCAACTTGACTGACAGGATGGTCTCGCGGTTGATCGCGCGGTACTCTTCCTTTTTAACGTCAAACACTGTCAGGTACTTGTCCGCGTCCAACTTGGACGTGCCACCCTTCAGGTACTTTGTGACGCCTAAACGGCACAACATTGTGCGCTCTGTGCCGTCTTTTTTGACGAACACCACGCTGACAAAACGGCCGTTTGATTCGGCCACGATAGAGGCTAGTTCTTTGCTGTCCATGGTTTTCTCCTTAAATTTCATAAATAACTACGTTGGGGTCAATCTTCATCAGGTCTTTTGCCGCACCTGATAACATGCGGTACTTCATCTGCGCCTCTGTGTGGCTGATCTCGCCATCACAGTACAGGTTTTCGGGGCTTAGTTGAATGTCGATCAACTCTGCCACCTGTTGTCTGCCTTCCGGTGTGTCGATTGTCAGGGCAGGGTTGCCGAAAATCTTACGCCAGTCGTTTTCTGCTTTGATAAATTTCTGTAACTTTTTCATGGTTTGCTCCTTTGTACTACTATGGTCAATTGGGGGTGAATTAGGGCATGTTCCTAATATAGTCTGATGAATACGTGACGTACCCCACAAACTCGGAGGGGACAATGTAACTGTCGTAATGGTGCAGGGCCAAATGGTTTTCAATCTCGTTGGGGTCCATAAGGGCCTTCTCGTCGATTGAATGAATGATCACCATGGGCTCAATGTCGTGCTCTGTCACACCAAACCGGCCATGTGTCATCATGCCAAACCAAACCATGACCTTGGGGGCTTGGTCGGTCTCTGCTCTCAGGTAATCGCGCACTGTGTCCATGTCCTCTGCGCTCACTGTCCACGCAGGGATGCCACCATCCAAGATCAGGCCTCCTGCACCACGACCCCACTTGTCGGTGCCTAGGATGGTGGACACATAGTAGCGTGTCACAAACTGGCCGTACTCGCAGTGGGGGTACCGGCCGTCGTAGAACTCGACCAGTGGCTTGTCCTCGTCGTGTGTCAGGCAGAAGTCACGTCCGTACTTGTCACCCTTGCGCAAAATGCGCACGTTGAATTTGTCTACTGTAATCATTCTGTTGTCTCCTCGACAAATTGTTCCTGAAATGCGGCCAGTATGAACAGGCCCATCTTGTCCTCAATACGCTCCTGCGTGTCCATAGACAGCATGCCGTTGGCACGACGCGACCTAATTTCTTTGGCCACGCCTGCAATTTTAAACAGCGTGCTGAACTCACGTGCCCTGTTGCACAGGCCGTTGTTGTACACGTCGTAGTAGCAGTTAACTGCGCGCCTGAATGCCTCTAAATGCTTGTTGGCACCCTTGGCGTCCTCCACCACGCCAAAAATTGGCAGAAGCTTTTCTAACGCGTCGGCCTTCAATTGATACCGGCCTTGGCCGGTCCAGTATGTCCTGTTCATGGTTTTGTCCTCTATTGGGTTGCGAAAGTCTTGTGGTTTTTCGGCCTCGAATTCGGCCATTGTTTTGATCTCTGTGTTCATGGTGTGCTCCTTTAGTGAAATTCGTAAATGACAATGTGTTCGACTCTGAAGTCTTCATACTTACAAAAATAAGTCTGAATTTCAGGAATATAAAAGCCCGCATTCTTGGCGTTGATTAGTGTTCTTTGCATGGTCTGCTCCTTAAAATGGAATGTCGTCGAATTCTTCTGTTGCCTGCTTGGGCGCTTTGTACTTTGGGTAAATGTAAACGTCCCACACGTCGTGGTCGATGTTCTCTTCAAAGTAATCGTTGATCAGGCCCTCGGCCTCCTCACGTGTCTTGCAGGCCTTGAGCACGTGGGGCATGGTGCCCATAGGCGCGTCGGTGTAGGGGCAGTAAGACAGGGACTCGAAAATCACCACGTACTTACCGGCCTCGTGGTGCGCGCGCACCTCGTCCATGGTGCGTGTGATCCGGTCCCACTTGTCCATTTTGCCCTGCTCGTATGCTGATTGGTGTGCGTTCATTATTTTGCCCCTTGTGCTTGGTTGAATCGTTTGAATGCGTCATAGCGCAGGACTGCGTTTAGGTAATTGAAGTAGGTCTCGTGGCCACCGGCCTCCCACTCGTCCGAGGCCTTGCACTGCTCTTCGTACGATGGGAATTCCATCGTGGTGAACTGGCCTGCTCTGTCAATGATGTACAGTGGAAACTTTCTCATGGTAAGTGTCTTTCATATTGTTGTGCAAAACCCAAAACGTGGGCATTCAATCTTTCTTGGTTGGTCAACTCAGCAAACAACTCGTGTTTGATCAGGCCCTCGCGCACTTTAGGCGCCAAGGTCCAAATGACGAACTTGTAGTCTCCGTTGAAGTATTCAACGGCCACACAGACACCATGCGCACTGCACTTGGTATCGTCCAAGGCCTTGTAGGCCATCTTTTTGTAGTAAATGAAACCTCCGACGTCGTCGGTGTATGGTCGTGCTGTCATGGTGTGCTCCTGTGTTGTTGATACTACTATGGTCAATTGGGGGTGAATTAAACTCGTTTGATCCGGACAAATGGTAGGGTTATCCACGTGGAATAATCTGTGCCTGTCTCTTCGCTGTATGGGTAGACGTTGATCGTGTACCACCCGTTGTTGCGCTCTCCGTCGTGGATATTAAAATCGTGGTCGGACGTGCCAAACCAACAATCTTTGTCGCGTGTGATCTCGTTTTTGTGCGCCTTGATCAATAGGTCTGCAATAATTTGCAAGTCTTCTTTTTTCATGGTATGTGCTCCTGTTTGTGCCCACAGTTACATGGGCGCGTCTTCGTGATTGTCAGGGTTAAACTTGGGCACGTTGGCGCCCTTGTCCAGTGGGTTTGGAAATGGGGGAAATGGCCAGTTTGTCATGGTTTCATTACGTAAAGAAAATAATAAAACAGCGGGCCACCGATTAGGACGGCCATTATCAGGGCCTCGATAAACTCTCTAAGGTATTTCATGCTTGAAAAGCCTCTTTGATTTTCCTGTACTCGTGTAGTGCAATGTTCAGGTCGTTGTTGGTATCTGTGCGCTCTTCGCGTGTCAGATCGTCGCTGTGCTCTTCGGCCAAGAACTTGGCCATTGTGTACAGCAGGTTGACGTTTAGGTCGCGCCACTGTTTTTCTGTGATTGTGATTGTCTTCATTGTTTTCTCCTGTTGATACTACTATGGTCAATTGGGGGTGAATTAGTCCTGCAGGACCCGCAGGTCCGGTGTGAGACGCACTCGGTTTCCCAACTCGTCCCATCCCTGTGCGATCGCGTCGGTGGCCTTGCGGATCTGCGCGACCTTGTTTGTCCTGATCAACTCATGGCCTGTTGGCAGGACCATGGATATGTTGCTGATCCCGTTGGTGCGCGCTGTGGCCACAAAATCCATTGCGACCATGTGCTGTGTGCGTGTCAGTTTGGTGTAGGTCATGTTGTGCTCCTTAACTGTTTGATGAATTTGACTAGGCCGGCCTTGTTGGGCTCGACGCATGGGGCCTGTATGTATTTGCCTGCGTAATTACTGCCGGACCACTTGTCGTCGTGCTCGAAAACAAAATCGTCGTATCCCAATGCGTTGCGAATGCCAACTGCACTGGTGTTGAATCGGTCCATCAGGTCCGACACAAAAATGCGTCGGCCTGTTGCGATGTATTGGTCGAGCACGTAGGCCCTGATCGCGTCTGCGTTTTTCACGACGCCACCCACTCTTCGTAGGTTTTGAGGGGCGCTCCCTCGCGTGTAATGTCGCCACCTTTGCCGTCGTCAGCACAGGCCAAGTAGATTTGATACTCTTGGTCGTTGGTGCCTCGGGCCTGCGTTTGCCAGTCCTGTGTGTACTCTAATTGCATGGTTTGCTCCTGTTGATACTACTATGGTCAATTGGGGGTGAATTGATCTGCAATGGCCTGCACGCAGGCCATCACGCATCATTTTGCCGGCACGTAATAACCCTGCACTCGCGTGCGTGGTCCGCATTTGGCCATGTCCAACTGTGTGCCGTTGATCAGGGCAAACACATGGCCGGTTTTGTTGATCACTAGGCGCTCATGCTTGGCCCCGTCTTCGCGCATAAACTGCGCCAGTGTGGGCCTGTCGTTGCGCTTGATGTATGTCAGGCCCTTGCTTGCGTAAGCCCTGACCACGTCACCACGTGGCACGCCACGTCGATTTTTACGGCCGAATGAGGCCATGATCGCGTGCGCCTCACTGTATGGCATGTCGACCACGTGGGCCAATGCGCGCACTGTGCAATCACGCGCCTCTGTCACGTGCCGGCCGTCCGGCACTGTCTTTTTGAATTTAACCATGGTGTGCTCCTTAGTTTGTAAAAAATCCGTCGATGCGGTAAATGTGGCCGTCGGTGCCTTGCAACAGGGCCTCTAATTCTGCCTTGTGGGCGCTGTCCATTTTGAATGTCAACGTTTCCCATTTGCGTGTCTGCGCATTCCAGTTAATGGCCACACCATACTCACGTGGGTAAAAATGGCTTTTTGAATGCATGCGACGTTGAAATGCGTATAACTTATCCATGGTGTTTTCTCCTGTTTTGTTGCTGATACTACTATGGTCAATTGGGGGTGAATTGATCTGCAATGGCCTGCACGCAGGCCATCACGCATCAATTATGCTGTCGCGCGCTGTTCTGTGAAACGTCGTGCCTTGTTGCCATGCACAATGATCACAGGGCTTGCGCCAGTGGATTTGGTCGTGCCGTTGCACGCGCCACACGTATCACACAGTTTGCGCTTACCGGCCTCTTCACTGGCAGGGCACACGAATTCGCGCTCCTGCAGGGCCTCGGTGGCCAAGCGAATGCGAAAGTAACGCAGGCCACTGGCGCGTGCCTGTTGGGCCTCTTCTACTGTGTCTACACTGGCCATGGTCAATTGTGCAATGTCTGCGCGATGGTCCATTGGCAGGGCCTCGTTGGCCCATTGGTGTGTGTACCCTGTACGGCCGACGGCCTGTGCTGTCAGGGCCTGCCATACGTTGGCCGGCACAGCGGCAGGGTCACCATACGTGCCTAGACGCACCATGCGTCCGGCCACCATGGTGCCCACGTCGGCCGGTGTGGCGTCGGGGTATTTGCCGGCCTGCATGGTTTTGAAAACCACTGTAGGACCTTGGGCCACGACCACGTAGCACGCGCCACCTAAAAAGGGCCGGTGTTTGCAATTGCCACAAATGGCGCTGTCCGCACCAGTTTGGACGGCCAAGGTCGGGCGCATGTCGTCGCGCAGGATATAGGTCTGCACCATATTGCCTGTCTTGCGATTACTGGACCCAAGCAGGGCAATGGCCACAATTGGTGTGCCGTCCAATAATGAGGGTCCGCGGTATATAACGTATCCGGTGGGTTTTTTCATGGTGTGCTCCTGTTGTTGAAAATAATCTGCAATGGCCTGCACGCAGGCCATCACGCATTATTTGTAGGTCACGTAATAGGTTACGCGTCCGTTTTTCTCGTCGCCTACGTAATGCAGGTCGTCTTCATTGGCCGGCATCCACCATTGGTCACCGCGCTTTTTAGCGTAGGACATGATCGCGCCACGCACCAAACTAGGTGCGCCATGGTCCAAGGGTATAGCCTCGGCCTTGTCGTTCAGGTCCATGCGCTGAACAAGAAAATACGACGATTTGGTGTTTGTCGCGGGTTTGAATGTCACTTTAAACAATGTTGCAATTGCCATGATGGCCTCCTTTTGGTTACTGATACTACTATGGTCAATTGGGGGTCAATTGATCTGCAATGGCCTGCACGCAGGCCATCACGCATCAATCAGTCTGGGTATCGGCCTGATAGGCCTCGTCCCATGCGTCCATGAACGGGTTCACTGACCAATCCATCATCGTCTCTTCGGGTTCGAGGCCGTAAGCGCTGACCTTGGCCCATCCCACCACGTTGTCGTCGCTATCACGCACGCGCAGGTCGGCCTCTTCTACTGACTTAACTGCGTCCATGATGGCCTTGAGGCTTGTGGATCGTTTGACCTGCCACTCTTCACCATCGAACACTGAAATGGTGCATTGTTTGGCTAATGAATACTTGATAAAGTGAATGTATGCTGTTTGCATGGTTTGCTCCTGTTGGTTGGTAACACTGATATGGTCAATTGGGGGTCAATTGATCTGCAATGACCTGCACGCAGGCCATCACGCATCGATTAAACCTTGTCGAAAATTGCGCAATCACTGAAATTGCCCAGAATGCGCGTTTTGTACTGTTCACCATTGATCAGGACAATGTCGCCATTTTCCAATGGTTTCATGCTGTTCAACCGGTCGCGGTGGGCAATGTCTGCCTCGCTGTAATGGCCCTGTAAACAGGCCGAATGTTGCAGGGCCCAATAGATGCCGTCGCCTGTTGTCTTGTAGTCCTTATACAAGCTTGCTTCGCTGTATATGCCACGTGTGCGTGGCAGGTTAATTGTGAACACGTTGTCGCGGTCCATTGTGTGCTGTGCTTCGTTGATAGTTTGCATGGTGTGCTCCTTTAGGGGTTTGGTTTACTTACACTATCATGGTCAATTGGGGGTGAATTAGGATCCGCATTAGACGATCTTCTAGGGGAATCGCGTGACCTTATATATTAGTGCAATGACGCTACACAGGCAGATCGGCCTCGCGTGCGCATTGGTCATATGATCATATGGTATGATGATTGGCCTAAATGCGAATCGTTCTCATTGACGTTTCATGCAAATTGCCACGTTGGCATGCTTCTTGCTAATAGCACAATGCGTGCCACTGTGCCTTGGCATGCTTCTTGCTAATAGCACAATGCGTGCCATGCCACGTTGGCACGATACTTGCTAGCCATGCAAGATCCATGCCAGCTTGGCGCGCATACTGTACTCGGTAGGGTATGCGCCTCGGTGGTACTGTACTGGGTAGGGTATGCGCCTCGGTGGTACTGTACTGGGTAGGGTATGCGCCTCGGTGGTACTGTACCCCGTAGGGTATGCGACCAAGCCGGTACTATACCCCGTAGGGTATGCTACTATACCCCGTAGGGTATGAGGGGGCGTTGTTTTTTAGCGACACCCCATTTAGGGTCCCATCCGACACCCCGGGCGGGGGGCCCCCACAGACAGCAAGTTTTTGCAATTTCTGTATTTTTTTTTACATATAGGTTAACAAAACACTTTATTTGTTAACGTATAAGTTTACAAATATACCCCCGGGGGTATATAGACCCTGCTGTCAGTGTGGGTATTTGTGACACCCTAACCTTCATAGTTTCAAAACTGTATACCTAAGTACTCATGTTGTTCAGGGTGTTCAGGGTGTCGGGGTCATATCTCTATATTTTATTTTTTTTTTTTTTTTTTTTTTTTTTTAAAATAATAAATAAAGACTGAACAGCCCGACACCCTGAACAAAACACCGATTTTTGGGTCATATACCCCCCACCCTAAACTGGGGCACAAACAACCACATCCATGGGTAATTAGGGTTAGACATGGGAATCGACGCACGTACCCCCATTCCCACCACTGCCGGATGGCAGTTAGCGAGGTTTATCAAACCCGGGGATGAGGTTTTTGATTACACGGGCCTGCCCGTCAAGGTTGTTTCTGTTCAGGAGTACACGCCGGTGGTGTGTCATAAGATCTGGACCAAGGACGGCCTGACGTTGGTAGTGGATAGCCGTACCGGCATTCCGGTGTACGACAGCAAGATATTCCTCACACTGTCCAAGTGGGGGCGCAAGGTCCCGCCCAGAGAAGAGTACAGCCTTCCAATCTACGCGCCACAGAACCTAGCCACCATAGACACGGGCTGGTGCAGGATGCCAACGTGCTACCCGATTAAGCCAAGCGCCAAGCCGCTACCCCTCCACCCCTACGACATGGGGATGTGGATAGGGGACCCACACAGGGACAGGCGCACCCACGTAACCTCCAAGCTGATCGAGGCATACGGCAAGATACCAGACCACATTCCCGAAGAATATTTGTTTGGATCCTTTGAGCAACGACTGGCTATACTCCGGGGGGTATGTGCCTCACGGCCAAAATGCCACAGCCGCATCTCGGCAAAGTTCAGGTTCAACATCAAGGACCTTAGGCTGTTCAGGTCAATCCACAACCTGACAGAGTCCCTAGGCATACGCACAGAGATAGCACAACACCAACACCAGTACCACATGGTGTTTAGGACCAACCTCAAACTGGTCGAAGACCAGACCCCTGTGCGTAGACCCCAGTACGAAGAGATGCGCAGGATTACCCACGTTACCAAAGTGGACATTAGGCCCTGCATGCACATCAAGACTGCGGACCCCAACAACACGTTTCTAGTTAGCGAAGGGTACCTGACAGTATGCCTATGAACACCTACTACGAGCAAAACCGGGACAAGGTACTAGCGTACCAAAGGAAACGGCGTGCAGAAATGCCGGCCGAAAAAAAGGCCCGACTGTCTGAACAAAAACGCGCGGATAACTGGCAACGCAGGTACGGGCTAACACCCGAGCAAGTCTGGGCCATGGAAAAAGCACAGAATGGGTGTTGCGCAATATGCGCCAACAAGGTGGCACAATACCACATTGACCACTGCCACACAACCGGCAAGGTGAGGGGGCTACTGTGTGTTAACTGCAACAGGGGCCTCGGTGCGTTCCGTGACAACGTTCAAAACATGGAAAAAGCACTGGAGTACCTGCAAGCATGCCTATGAACGACACACAGCAAAAACTACTCAAGGCTTTTGCAGAACAGAACAAGGGATGGCCCAAGGAGCAACTGGACCTAGCCCTGTGGCGTGTGAGGTGGGAGCTAACGGCACTACCGCACCAACAAGAGCCAGAGGACGGGGAGTATGACACGTTCTTACTTTTGGCCGGTCGAGGTTCGGGCAAGACGCACACCGCGTCCAACTGGCTAGGACTAAGGGCGGCGATCTACGACAAGACCCGCTGGTTGGTAACAGCCCCAACATCAAACGACATTCGCGCAACGTGCTTCGAGGGTGACTCAGGCTTGCTGAACATCATACCCTCCTCGCTGATCAAGGACTACAACAAGTCACTGTTTGAACTCACACTCAAGAACGGGAGCATGATCCGCGGCATCCCGGCGTCTGAGCCAGAGCGCTTCCGGGGTACACAGTGGCACGGCATGTGGGCAGACGAGTTGTGTGCGTTCGAGTACATCGACGACGCGTACGACCAGATTCAGTTCACGTTGCGACTGACAGACCCGCGCATTGCTAGGGTACAGTCGATCATTACCACCACGCCCAAGCCGCTGGAACTAATCACAGACCTGAACGAGGGCAAGGTCGGCGGTGACGTGTACGTGTCAAGAGCCTCCAGCTACGACAACAGGTCAAACCTCTCCAGCACGTTCTTCAAACAACTTGAAGCCTACGAGGGCACAGACCTAGGACGTCAGGAGATTTACGGCGAGATCTTGGACCCAGAGAACGCGGGTATTGTCAAGCGTAAATGGTTTAAGAGTTGGGCCGCGCACAAACCAACACCGACCTTGGAGTACGTGCTGGTGTCGTACGACCCAGCCACCAGCGAAAAGACACACAACGACCCGACCGCGTGCATCGCGTTAGGTGTGTTCGAGCAAGACGACTTTGCGACAAGTTGCATTTTGCTGGACGCATGGGACAACCACCTATCGTACCCTGAGTTACGACGCAAGGTGATCGAGGACTACAAGGAAGTTGTGTACGGCGCGGACAACACCTTTGCCAAGGGCAAGAAAACGGACCTGATTTTGATGGAAGATAAGTCCGCGGGTATCTCCCTCATTCAAGAACTACAGGCCGCGCACCTGCCGGTAAGGTCATACAACCCCGGAAGAGCCGACAAGGTGCAGAGGATGAACATTGTGGCGCCTCTGATTGCAAAAGGCCGGGTGTACGTGCCAGAGGACCCAGAAAATCCGGGTGAGGTGGCACCTTGGGCCAAGCGTTTCATCAGGCAGGTGTGTTCTTTCCCCGAAGCTAAAGGCCACGACGACTACGTTGACGCACTTTCACAGGCTCTGAGGGTCCTGCGCGACTCAGGTTGGCTTGAACTAGACCCATTGCCGGCGCGAGACTACGCACACGCGGATGATATTGCGCGAAACAGGGTCAATAACCCCTACGCCGCGTGATTTTCGGGCACAAACACCCTCATTTATGGGTGATTGGTTATAGGAGGCCCCTTGAATGCACAGTTCATCGCACGCAAAAGAGATCAGGCAGTGTGGTTGTCAGATGTGTCGCTATATCCGAGGACGAAGCGAGTCATATTCTGTCTGGGGCAAGGTTAGAGCAGGGTATCGGAGCATGTTGAAAGACATTGTTAAGGGCGGCGACCTTGAAAACTACAACAAAATTTTGAAAAACCGAGATTACGATGCTTAATCCAATTAAAACACCGACACAAATGATGTACGAACAAGCAGGCATCCCTCATTACGGTACCGGCGGTAAAACTGGCGTGGTTGAGCAGTTTGCAAGCCGAATTCAAGACGCAATTCGCAAATATACAAAAGCGGTGGGCAAACCACCGTCACCAGAAGAAGTAAAACAGCTAGAGGACCACATTCGGTCCCTTTCTCAGCCGACAGGCAACGCACCACAAACGATGGCGCGCACACAACAACAAACACCGTTCTCAAACCAGCTTGTTGACGCAACAGGCCGTCCATATCAAGCGGTAACAACACCAGAAGGCCGCACAATCACACCAGAGCGCGCCAAGGGTGTAGCAACACGCGAGTCAGTGGGTCCTTACCAAGATTTACCAAGCCAGTTTGGTATGTCACCCGCAAACATCAAGGCGCGTGCATACCCCAAGGGTCAGTTTCTAAACGCGTTCCCTGAAGACGAGTTCATGTCGATGGCCAACACGGGCCGCACAGGCAACCGCACATGGAACAAGTCATTCACACCCTCAACAGAAGAGTTGGCAACGCGCCAGCAGTTGGGTGAAGAGGCGATGGACCTGTCAGACGACGCAATGGGTGGTCTTGATGCCATTCGTATGACCGAGGGTGACATTCCGCAGATGACCAGCGCCAGCGAGCCGTTTGCCACACGCGCGGCGTCAATGGAAGCCCCCGGTCTGGACAAACTGACAGACGAGATGTTGTTGGGCAAGCACGGTGCCTTGGTGGACAAGGTGGTTGCGGACTTCAAAGCCCGCGGCATTGACCCAGACCAAGAAGACATTGTGAACGCGATCAACGCAATGATCAACCCCATGCGCCACAACTACACCGGCATGAACCCGATTGCCCAACGCCCTGTGCAGGGCCGTGGCCCC